AAGCAGAACTTGGATGCCAAGCCAGTGGCTAACGTCCATGATGAGGTTCAGTTTGAGGTTCGTAAATCTCATGCTGAAGAATTTGGTAACATAACAAAGGAGGCAATGAAACATGTAGAAAAACAATTTGACTTACGATGTCCACTAGATAGTGAGTACTCAATCGGAACTACTTGGGAAGAGACTCACTAACTCTGTTGACACATAGGGTAGTATGCTATACTGTCCTAATGTTTCTTGAAATAAATTAGGAGACATGAACTTTAATAACTTTTATAATAAGGAGAAACTTATGCCAGTAATATCAGGCACAGCCTATTGGGCGAAAGTCCACCAACCACACTACGATCAGTACAACGAACAAGGTATCTTTTCTATTGACGTAACTGTGGATGCAAAGACTAAGAAACAACTACAAGACTTGGGTCTTGGTCCTCGCATTAAGAATAAACAAGACGAGAGGAATGATTTCGTTACCATCAAGAGAAAGTATACTCGTAAAGATGGTACGAAGAATGCATCACCTCGTGTTGTTGATGCCAAAAAGAAACCTATTAGTTCAGACATTCTGATTGGTAATGGATCATTGGTTAATGTATTGTTTGATACATATGACTATGATGTCGGTGGTAATAAAGGTGTTGGATCATCTTTGAAAGCCGTTCAAGTTACTAAGCTAATAGAGTACAGTCCTTCCGAGAACCTTGAAGAACTTAGTGAGGAGTCTGGATACCAGGCACCAAGCGCTAACGGTAAAGCGAAAGACGATGGACTGAACGACGAGGTTCCATTTTAGTAGCCTATGAAGAAGGATATCAACACATTAGTTAAAGACATTTATAATTTGTTTGAAGAAGGAAACAAAAAAGTTCCAACTGAAAATGATTTAGAAGAGTTTACAACTACAATGAAAGATGTTCTTCGTGAGTTTCTAACAGAGAAACAATCTGGTAGCCGAGGTATTCGTATGTCGAGCCTCGGCAAACCAGACCGACAACTGTGGTATGAACTATATAAACCAGAGTTGCGAGAGCACATGCCATCACATGCACGAATCAAATTTCTATATGGTCATATGCTTGAGGCTTTACTAATACTCCTAACCAAAACGTCTGGCCATTCGGTAACTGATGTACAAAAATCTTTAGAACTTGATGGAGTTATAGGTCACCAAGATGCAACAATAGATGGATGGGTGGTCGATATAAAGTCTGCATCACAGTTTGGATTTAGAAAATTTAGA